GTCGCCGAAGCTCGCCCGCCTCCAGGACGAAGCCGCCAAGGTCGCCGCCGAGATCACGAGCCTCCGGGCCCTCGAGCCGGCCGACGACGCCGAGCGGACCCGGATCGAGGAGCGGCTCTCCGCCCTCGGCCAGCAGGCCGACAACATCGGCAAGGAGTCGGCCGCGGAGCGGGCCCTCGACGACCGGCTCGAGAGCCTCCGGGCCGTGACGGCCGCCGCGCCCAGCTCGCCGAAGGCGGCCGAGACGGCCGACGTGTCGGCCGATCCCGCCGACGTGCGGTCGGGCGTGAAGTTCTTCAGCTCGAGGAAGGCCGCCCAGGCCGTCGGCGAGTACCTCCGGGCCCTGGGCACCGGCGAAGTCCGGGCGATGGGCGAAACGTCCCCGACCTACAACGGCACGGGTGCCGAGTACGTCTACACCGAGCTCTATAACGCGATCGTGAACCGGCTCCAGTACGCCTCGGTGGCGCTGCAGCTCGCGACGGTCGTCCGGCCCCGCGGCCAGAAGATCGACTTCCCGAAGGTCGGCGACGCCACCGCGGCGATCGTGGCCGAGGGCACGGCGACGACCGATCAGGACTTCGTGTCCTCGGTCGCGAGCCTGACGATGCACGAGATCCGGGCCTCCGTCGCGATCAGCCGCTCGCTGATCGAGGACAGCCCGCTCGACATCGCGGGCCTCGTGGCCGAGCGGTTCTCGCTCGCCTACGCCCAGCGGTTCGACGCCCTCTGGCTCGCGGGCCAGGCCTCGAACCCCACGGTGACCGGCCTCGCCGGTGCGGTCGCGGCCGGGAACACCATCACCGTCGCGGCCGGTGCGACCGCGACGAGCCTCGCGAACCTCGCCGACGTGGTCGGCAAGGTCGACGAGACCGTGATGGGGACCAGCTCGTGGGTCTGCTCGCGTGCCGGCTGGGTGGACCTGATGAAGATCTGGTCGGCCCAGCAGACGACCCTGACGGTCGGCGGCGGCCGGGTGGTCCCGACGATCTTCGGGGCTCCGGTCTACCTCGTGAAGGGTCTCCCCTCCACGACGCTGGCCCTCTACGGCGACTTCAGCATGTCGACCGCGGTCGGCCTGAAGGACACCGGCCTCGAGATCGAGGCGGGCCGCGAAGTCCTGATGCGGAACCGCCAGGTCCTCTACGTCGCGAACACCCGGTTCGGCGTGAGCAACCACGCCCCCGAGTTCGTCGCCCGCCTCGCGAAGGCCTGATCCGAGTCGGCCTGATCCATGGGGGCCGGGGCTGGCAGGGATGCCGGCCCCGGCCTTCTCTCTATCCGGAGTGCCCCATGTCGAAGCCCGACACGACCCGCGTCCTCCAGTGGCCCTCCGTCGAGCCGGTCTCGTTGAGCGACGCGAAGGCCCAGTGCGGCATGCTCGCGGACGTGACGGAGTTCGACCGGTTCCTCCTCGACAAGATCGCCGCGGCCCGCCGGCTGGTCGAAAGCCGGCTCTCGGTCACGCTCGTCGCGACCCAGTACCGGGCGACCTGGCAGGCCGGCGGGAGCGTTCTCCACCTCCCGGCCCCGCCCGTGCTGATCTCGGCGACCTACCCGATCACGGTCACGGTCGACGGCGTCGCCCTGGCGGCCGCCGACTACGAGGTCGACGAGGACGCGTTCCCGGCGACGCTGACGCTCGACACGGCCACGACCGAGAAGGTCGTCGTCACCTACTGGGCCGGGGCGGCCCCGGGCTCCCAGATCGAGCCCATGATCCGCTCGGCGATCCTGGCCTACGTCAACCACCAGTTCGAGAACCGCGGCGTCCTCAACACCGAGGGCGGCGGCGAGCTGCCCCACGCGTTCGAGACCCTGCTCGCGGCCTCCTCGTGGAACGGGGGCTGGTGATGCGGCCGTCCGGACGCTACCGCGAGGTCTTCATCCTGGAGCGGCCCGTCCGCTCGCGGAACGTCGCCGGCGGCACGGTCGAGACCTGGGAGACCGTCGCGAAGATCCTCGGCTCCTACGAGGCCACGACCTACTCCGAACAGGCCCGCCGCGGCCAGGTCGGCGGCGGCATCACGGCCACGGTCTACACGCGGTACAGGGACGATGTCGCCGGCGACATGCGGCTCCGGTGGCCCAGCCGCGGCGACCGGCTCCTCTACGTCTCCGCGGTCGTCGAGGTCCCGGGCGGCGACGACCTCGAGCTGACGGTCGAGGAGCAGCGGACATGATCGTCCTCGGGTGGAGCAACGTCTCGGGCGAGATCGGGGCGCTGATGAAGCGCTACAACGAACTACCCCGACACATCGCGAAGAAGCACCTCCAAGCCGCGATGAAGCGGGCCGGGAAGACCGCGGTCCCGATCCTGAAGCGGAACACGCCGAAGGGCGGCACGCGGGTCGTGAAGTCCACGATCGTCCGCGGCGAGCAAAAGCTGAACTACAAGCGGCGGGGCGGCGCTCTGCGGCGGGCTGCGACGTTCGTCGCCCGCTACAAGGGCCGGAACAAGGACGGGGCCGTCTTCGGGATCCTGGGCTACAAGTACGGATTCGAGTCGCGGAAAGCCATCTGGCTGGAGTTCGGCACGACCCGCGGGATCGAGCCGCGGAAGATCGTCGAGAAGACATACACCGCCACGAAGGGGATCGTCGGGGCCAACCTTCAGGCGGAGATGGCGGCGGCCCTAGAGAAGGCCGCGGCCGAGCTCGCCTCGGGGGCGAACCCGGGCATGTCGAAGCGCGGCATCGCCGGCGGCGTCACCCCACGATAGGAGCCTCCATGCCCACGCCCCACGTCTGGCTCAAGGAAGCGATCGAGGCCGCCACGTCTTGCACGGCCTGGCCGGTCGGCATGACCGGCACGCAAAACCCGCCCTTCGTGATCTACGCCCGCGAGGGCACGACCCGCGAGCTGACGCTCGACGACGCCCTCGACGACGAGCCGCTCCCGGCCCTGGTGCCCCCGGCCGCCCGGTTCCTCGTGGCGGTCTACGCCGACGACTACGTCGCCGCCTGGGCCCTGGCGAACCAGATCACCGCGGCGATCGACCGGTTCCGCGGCACGGCCCACGGGACGACGATCGATCACTGCCTGGTCCTCGACGAGCGGGACGGCCAGCCCGACTACCTCGAGGGCCGCGAGACCCCGACCTACACGGTCGAGCTCTCGGTCGAGGTCCGCTGGCACGAGTGAGATTCGGCATCCGACCCCGCCCATAAAATCGACCGCACCCGAGGACAGGAGGCTCCGCGATGCCCGACCCGACGTTCGCAACTTCGCACGGCACGACGTTCACGTTCAAGACGAACCCGTACAAGTGCATCGACATCAGTCGCGAGCAGTCGGCCCCGTCCCGGGAGCGGGTCGATATGACCACGCTCGACGTGGCCCACGGCGGGACGGCCGTGATGGTGCTCGCGCCGATCAAGCCGGCCCGCGATCCGAAGAAGTTCACGATCACCTACCGGACCATGTCGGACTCCGTCGAGATCGTCGAGGGTGACGAGGGCGCTCTCTCCACCACCGGCGGCAGCGGCAACTACCGCGTGACGAGTGCCAGCGTGTCCCGGAAGACCGCGGCCTACGTCGAGGGCTCGGCCACGTTCGAGGAGCTGATCGCCGGCGAGGTGACCGCTGCGGGCCTGACGATCACCTGACGAGGGGTGACGCATGCCCGGGATAGTTTCGTCGCATGGCACGTCGGGATACCCGACCCAGGTCCTGTTCGGCAACGTCGGCATCGGCTACCTGACGGACTTCGATGTCGACTGCCAGGCCGGGCAGGTCTTCGAGGCGACCCACGTCTCGAGCCCCGTGATCGGCCAGGGCTCCGCGGCCCGCGTGCTGAAGGAGTACGACTGCACGTCGATCGAGCCGCCGACGATCTCGCTCCGATTCTGGGGGCCGCCGTCGTTCGCGGCGGTGGACTGCGGGAAGAAGGCATTGATTGAGTTCGACGCGCCGGGAGACTACGTCTCGGGCGAGGCGATCCTCGTCTCCTGGAAACACGCCGGCCGAGCCGGGCAGTGGTCCACCGGCGAGGCCGTGTTCCGTCTGACAGGAGTCCTACAGTGACGCTGACGTTCGACGAACTGCTCGACCTGGCGGCCCGCGACGGGAAGCCGCTCGAGATCGAGATCCGGTCCCTCGGGAAGAAGGTCTTCATTCGGAACCCGTCGTCGGCGGATGTCGACGAGTGGCGGCTATGGGCGAACCGGAACCAGGGCACCGGGAAACCCATGGCGGCGAAGGTCGTGCAGATCATGATGTGCGACCAGTTCGGAGAGCGGATCGTCCCGCAGACCGACGAGGCCCTCGCGGCGCTCGCGGACGGGAACCCGAAGGTGATCGACGAGATCGCCCTCCAGTGCATGCCCCTGCTCAAAGAGCCGAGCGAGGACGACCTGGAGACCGAAAAAAAAGACTGAGGGCGAACCCGTGGGAACTGTTCGCCCACCGGCTCGCCCTCGAACTGGGAATAGCAGATGTCGAAAAGCTGAAGCGTGAGATCCCGCGGAGGCAGATGGTCCGGTGGCTGGCGTTCTATCTGATCGAGCCGTGGGGCCAGCCGTGGCTCCGGGCCGGGAGGATGACGAGCCTGATTCGGGCCGGGCTCAACGGGAAGTGGGATCGGCACGACGAAGAGCGGTTCCTGATCACCTACAGAGAAGGCGACGAACATCGGTCGAAAGTGCCCCTCACGGACGAGGAGCTCGCGGCGAAGTTGGCGGACCTGCCGGGACTGACACGGAGGAGTAAGCGATGGCGGCAATCGGCAAGGTCTCCGCGGTCTTCACGGCGAACTCGTCGGGGCTCGTCGCCGGCGTGAACCAGGCGTCGGCCGCGATGCGGAAGATGGAGGGAAGCGTCTCGTCGCTGGGCGGCGGGATCCGCGCCCTCGTCGCGATCCAGGG